ATTCGCTGAGTGTCTGATCTGGCAGGCTCTCGACTAGCTCGACAAATAGGGGACGGAATGAGATTCCATACGAATGAAAATCGGGCAGGGTCTCGGATGGCAGCCACTCGGTCAGCGACTCGCGCAGGGTGTCCATGCCCATTTCTGGGGGCAAGGTTTTGACGATGTAGCTCTGAAGTTTGGTCATTGGTTTGGGGGCGAGAGGGTGAGGAGTTGGGGCCGTGGTGGCCCCTGGTGGGTCAGTGGGTGGCTGAACTGGGCTTGCGTGTCGCCTTGGCTCCGGTCGGTTTGATAAAGCGAATTTGAGTTCCAGCCGGTACACAAAGGGGGCCATTCAGAGTTGAGATCTGGATCTCTTGGACCGGGCGGTTGATGTGCCAGCGGTGGTGGATGGAGAGCAAACCGTTTGATTCGATCGTCTGGCCATTGGGCTTGGTGATCTGAATAGGGGTTTTGACCATCCCCGAGAACTTGGCGAAAGACTTTCCAAACTCGACAAAGTCATCAACACAGATGACCGTTTGAGGCTGGGCTCTGAATTGCTCGTAAGGGCTGCGCATTGGTTTGATTTGGTGAGAGTTGGTTGCGGTGGGGTGAGTGCCCTCCCGATGAATACAACTTAAACGCTTATAGGTTGAAGCCTAGCCACATTGGGCCAGGTCTCCAACCGGCACAGCCAAGGGGGTTGATCAGATCACCCCGTTCTTGGTGGCCCACTCGCGGATGGCGCGGAGGGTCTTCATTCCGCCGATCTGCTTGCCTTCCTTGCTGACCATGCGAAAGGCGTAGACAACCTGGCCGTGGAGGTTGCGCTCGCCCCAGGTGCCGACCACGACTTGCCGCTTCTGGCAGCTGGGGTGATTACGGACGGCCTCGGCGATGTCTTCGATCTCGCGGCGGGGCTTGTCTGCTGTGGCCTTGGTGTTCTTCTCCAGGCCCAGGTCGGCGACCATGGCGCGGACTGAGCTGAGGTTGATCCACTCGCCATCCACCAGATAGTGGGGGCCACCAAAGCCGGCGACTCGGTCTTGCTTGCGGCTGGGCTTCTGTACGTCGTGGCCTGCAGCGGCCAGAGCCTTAAGGGCGTCTTTGACGGGGATGAATTTGGTCATTGGTTTGGGGTGAGAGTTGGTTGTGGTGGGGTGAGTCCCCTCCGTTGCAACTAACCTAAACGCTTATAGGTTGAAAACTAGCCAAAGAGTGCCAGCCTCCAAAGCGTCCCAGGGGCTCATGCCCTCAGGTCGAAGATCTGGACCTCGTAGGCCTTGGGGCCACTCAGGGTCAGGATCATCCCGCCAGGCAGTTGGTTAAGCCTGCGAGTCAGAGTCGCTTTGCCTTCTACAGGATCGTTAGCAAAGAACTGATCCCAGATGCCTTCGGGTCCGGTGGTTCCCTGTTGGCGAATGATGCAGTGAAAATTGGAAGCCATGGGAGCGAAGGGTGGGGTGGAGGCTGTGCCTCTCGGTTGAAAACAACTTAAACCCGAACAAGTCAAACAGTAGCCACAACAGGACACGCCTTGAATTGGCACACATCCGGTTTTCTAGCTTACGTGGGCCATAAAAAAAGCCCCCTTGGGGGCTCGGGGTCACCAACCCCAATTGGCATCGATTCGCGTTCTGGGTTGCTCGCTGACCCATCCCCCGTCCTCGCCTGGATTCGGCAGGGCTGGAGTTGCCAGCTGTCGGACCCAAGCCATACCGGGTCGAGCATCCCGGTGCATGTAGCGGTCGTCGATCAACTCGGCCCGCATGACAGCGCCAGGGAAGTAATCGGCCATATGGGGCATGTCTACCCAGACCTTGCGTCCGTGGATTCCGCCGGGCATCGTTTCAACTTTCATCGGGTCTCCCCTGAACTGAGAACAACTTAAACGCTTATAGGTTGCTCAGTAGCCACAAAGTGCCAGCCAATGAATCGGCATAAGGTGGCCCACTAAAAAGCCTCGCTCAAGGCTTGAGCCTTGGACAATCCGGGTGGCCTTCATATAGACGTTGGCAGACTTCGATTCTGGGCAATGGCTCGAAGGCGGTCAGAGCAAAGACAAAAACCGCCAAACTGATCCCATAAAAAACGGTTCTAGTAATTGCCATCTAAAACCCACGCGAGTTTTTTGGCCCACTTGACGATCGCTTGTGAGTCTTTCTTAGTGCAGGCAACAGCCAAGCTTGAGCCGTTCTCATCAAGGCGGCGCAGTTCGTACATTCCGGGGGCGCATTGAATGATCCAATAGGGGACCCCGTGGGCTCTCATCGATTGATTGGCCCAGCAGACATGGTCCCAGGCTGTAGCGGTTTTCATTGGTTCAAGAAGGTGAGAGCTTTCAACTTAAAAGCGAACAGGTTAAGCGCAACCTAAAAAAGTCCAATTAAATAATCGAACACGCCATCAGTTAACTTTCTTAAGTCTTGCGAAATTTAATCGGCAGAGGCTGCAAAGCCGACCTCTATGGGTTACGGTTAGAACTCAAACGCGACAGGGTTTTGCGTTTGGCCCCTCGCCAGTCCCCTCCATGGCTAGTAAAAAGCGAAATTTGATTAAGCCCTCGCAGGATTTTCAACGTTCAGTGAATCTGGATGTACTTTCCGGGTCTTGGCTTAGTAAAGGCCTACAGCGGTGGTTCTCACCTTTAGAGATTCAGGTTAAAAGTCCTTCAGCCTTAAAGGCTTCGGAACCGTCAAGGGTTAGCCCTGAGGACGTTTCCAGGTTTAACCGCGTAATCAGACTTGCTTACGGATATATCGGAGAACGACACCAGCTCGGGCCCGTCGCGCTTTGGACAACACTCAGACAAGGTCTAGTAACCCTGCAGATGTCGAACGATGAAATTGACGACGTTGAGCGCACGTTGTTTGGTTGGCGAGATCTGAACGTTGCGCAGTTCGAGCGCTACCGGTTCCGATATCCAGAACGTTGTCCGTTGCTGGATGTGCTGCAAAGTTTGGACGAAACCTGTCAGGAATTAAACGAGCTGCAGGACTGGCTCCTAGAAATGAAGGGCAGCACGCACACTCGACGATCTGACTTGCTACCAGCTTTGCCCGATCCAGATGGCGTTCGCCCAGAACGACGGGCGGCAGGGTGCATTAGTTTCTCAGATTTATTGAAGTACTAAATTGTTTAATTTGCCTTTAACAGTCATAAACTAGACACTCCGGCGCGTCATAGTGAATCGCACAATAAGAGTCCCAATATTCTTCTCTGGTGGGTTTGGGATTTTTAAGTTCATGCAAGGCATCCACATCTAGGGTGCCTTTTTTTAGTGATTCTTCTAAGGCGATCATGGCACTGGCGTCAACACTTGAATAATTTTCACGCATCCAAGAGAAAAGTGTTTCTTCTCTGTGTTCATCCCAAATCGTTTGGGGACGCCACCAGGGCAGCACTTGATGATTACTTTTTGATCCGTTGCATTCAGAACAGCATCGAACCATATTCCAGCGCATTAATTTTGGACCCCCACGGCTGATTGGGATGACATGATCTATGGTCCAGCTAGTAGCCTTTCGATCGCAATAAGCACAACGATCACCAGGATAATCCTGGATTATTGACTTTCTAAATCGTTTTACCGCATACTTTGGCCGTATTTCTGTGAGGTTGAACAGCAAATCGTTGGGCGATTGTGCAACCTGCATTTCAGTTTTCTTGGCTTAAATCAATCGTACCTAGTCAAAAATTTTGACGATGATGCAGGGGTCTTTATCTTTGGCGTGATGATAATTTGCAGAAAGAGAATCCAAAACCGCCAAATTATCGTTACGGAGTATTTTGCACGAGACATAGACATCAAGGACAGCTTTTATGCAGTTGTCTAAATCCATTCTGCGATTTGCTCCGATAAACAACATCTCCATCCTTTGGACTCTTTCCAAGGGATCGCCTGACCACATAGGCCTTAAGAGTTGTTCGCATCTGATTTGCCAGTCGCGGTACTTAGGCTCGGTGTGTACTCTGCCCCTATAGAAGCGGGGGCGGGCTGCTGGCTTGGGTTCAATATCTAAAATAAAAAGCCTTGGCCTGTAATCTATTCGAGCCATCCCATGGCCTCAGATGTGATCGGGAATTTCCAAATAAGAATCTTTTTGATTTCCTCAGCAATCAATCTGTGCTCAAGTTGTGTGCTGGGGTCAGTCCTGACAGCCACATACATCAGCCAATTCCTAAGATTATTTGTCATATATAAATTTGTATTTGTTGCCTGTGGAAGTATTCTTCGGGCGCACTCTTTGGCTACTCCTTTTTCTAGCAATCTTTCGTAGAGACTGAATGCTTGGTCAAAAAGTGCCTGCGTTGTTTCCTCAGCACTTGCGATAATCTCTGGATGCAAATTATCAAGAGAGGCCTGTCGATTCGTGGGATGTTTTGCTCTAAATTTTGGCATCGTTGCAGAGGTTGACTTTGCATAACGCTGTGAAAATTGACTGAAAACAGCGGAGCGGTGCCTACAAATTTGGGCCGCTATATCAACCTGAGTGAAAATTTTTACAGTCAGAAAAGCGTGCTCGAAGGGAGACCAATGGCTGTTATCTATTAAAAATTTCAACAACTTAGGACCGGTTCCCCAGTTGCTCTCATTTTTTGGATTGCTTACTCGGGCAATTTTTACGATCAGCTTTTCAGCGTCGTCTGAACATTGCACCACTGAAACTGAACCGTCGAGATCAACCGGAGGGTTTTTGTTTTCCATTGTTTTTAAATAATTCAACGACAGCAATTCCGATCAGCCACTCACGGGCCATCTTTCGGCCTAGTTTTCCCTCTAGAACCATGAACATTCCGGCGTGATGTTTCAGGTAGGGGATCAGTGATAGATCCGACGCTGTCGCTGTCAGACAGATAGTACAGAGATGATCTAGGGTCTTTGGCATACTTCTCATTGGCCTTGGCTAATGCGGATATAACCTCTTCAATTGATGTCTGGTAAAAAATCGCAATCTGCTCAATAGACCAGCGATGTTGCTCTTCAAGCAAGTCTTCCCAGAAAAAATCGGAGATTCGTAAACTCATGATTAGTCTGCCACATTGATGTTAGTCGGGGTATGAATAAATTTTTCAGGAGTGCTGTTTTTGTCGTGCCAATCTTCTAGGCGTTCAATGAAGTGCGCATAGAGTTGATTGATATCATCACGCCCGATAGTGAAAATTTGAACCGCATAATCAGGAACAGCGCAGGCGATAAGCCCTTGGCGAATCACTAAGCCTTGCTGCTGATATACATAATTGGCCGCCTTTATATAGGCTGAAATCTGAAGCTCGTAATCGTAAAGCTTTGGGCCTCCGATTGGTTTGTTGGCTGTCTTGAAGTCGATCAACCACGCTTGATTTGGATCTACATCCTTAACTAGCGGGTTATTTGCTGACAGGTAACCAATGCAATCGCAGGCACCCGCATATCGATCCGCGTTCCATAGAGCCCCCTCAGTCAGCAAGGTGTGATCAATGATGTCTAAGAAAGGCTTCATTGAGTTAAACCATGGCTGGTAAACGTGGTGATGTCGTGGCAGCTCTCCGGTTAATAGAAACTGTTCAGAGGCGTCATGAGTCCAGGTCCCACGCGCAGATGCCATCTGCAAAATTGAATTAGCTTTCTTCTCTCCTGCCCACTTACGCCAACCCTCAAATTTCTTATCGTTGCGTAATACCGTGGTTACCGAGGGCATGTATCCCAGCGGTGTGTCATAAAAACGATTTCCATCCTGTTGGGTGCGAACGGATTCATACTTAGGGATGTTTTCAACCCTGGAGCGGCGTGGCATTCATCTAGTCCTAATCAGAAAAAAGTGGGGAGAAAAAATCTCCCCTTAGTTCAAAGACGTTCAGTCTTCGCGTTTCTGAATGTCACTCCAGACCTCGTCCATAGGCCCGCCAGAGGCATGGGCTTTTAGATTGACCGACAGAGCGGAATAATCGTCTTGAATGTCTTGTGGAAGCTCATAGGGGGGTTGTGGCTGCAACGTGTGCTTAGTGCTGGTCCCCTGGCCGACTCGGCTCCACACAAAATCGTAATTAGTGGGATACCCAAAATTCTGCGAAGCGCAAGCTGCCGCGAACTGCTCCAAGATCGTGACTTTGTCTAGGTCCCAAATCTGGAAGACGTTGCGATCATTCTTTGAGCTTTCGCTGATGTTCAGCACCACCATCGACAGACACTTAGAAACCTTGGGGTTTCCACTCTTTGCGTATTTCTCGTACTTTTCGGGGAGCATGTCAGCGGGAATGTTTCCGCCTTCAATACCTTTGGCCAGCAAATCTTCAGCCAGCCATCGCATACATGCGCGGCCACCTTCGGGGGTTTCGTGCCACAAGTTGAAGCCGAAAACCGCCTCTGACATAACCCTGAATTCAATCGAGCCGGGTTCAATCTTTCCGGTTTTCTCGTTTGTTACTTCCTGAGGGGCTCTTAGGTAGCGACCCGGTCCCTCGCTTAGTTTTTGTCGCGTTGCCCGCTCTTGTTCTTCTTTTTCAAGCTGAAGTTTGAACGAAGCGGGTAGAAACTCCTTGACAGGCTTTTTCGATGCAGATTTCAGAGGCATGGCTCAGAACACGTTGAGAACGGTCTGGCATGAAGATCAACTCCCAGATGCCTGAGTTGTATCCCTAAGTGCTGCCCACAGGCAACCTAAAAAAGTTATAACCTGTATTTTTTAATTAACTCTTAAGGAAGGTGTCCATCAGTTCCAGAGGCTTTCTGTCCTGTTTAAAATGTTTTTTGAGGACGTTACAAAGGCACCTCATGGCATGGTCCAGCTCGTCTGGTTCCCATGTTGTCTGCTCTCGGATGATGTCGGCAAATTTTGTTTGATCTGCAGCAGTGCTGGAATAGGTCTCAGAAAGACGGTTGATGTCCCTGAAAATATCGATGTTATGAGCGGTCATCAGCCTGCGGATGTAGTAAGCCGCGTTTGAACTGATGGTTTTTGCCTGTTCTGGGCTGTAATCCAGATTTACAGATGAGATGGGCGGTTTTCGCCATCCAACAAAGACCTCAAAGTGAAAACCCAAAGATGCGGGATTTCCTTCGTCGTCTCGCATTATTTGCGCGTCTTCAATTAAGTGCTCTAAGCCTTTGAAACTTGGGGAATCAGCAGTTTGTTCCCCCTTTTGGAACTTATCTATTTCAGCGCAAATGGCCACCAATGAAGCAAAGAACCTGGGCCCAGGGCTTTTAAGTCCACCCAGCTTTAGCTGTTGGATTTGGCTGCTGTGCATATAGCCCTTTTCGTCACCGAATAAACGCCTAGCAAGGGCGATCAGCTTCGGATTCGTCCATCCGTTGGCGTCTACAAATTTGCTGAACCAGACCGCGTAATTGACAGCACCGTCGCCAAAACACGGGTCCAGAGAACCTATGGGGATTTTTGGTCCCTTGGACATAGCGCACGAGCATGACTTTTCAGAGTTTATCCAGAACAACTATCAAACGCAACCTATAAAAAATAATGAGAATGGGTCCCAGTAATGGCCGACAGTCTCTAGGTAAGTTCAACTTATTGAGGTTGTCACTTAATTCTGATGAACGAGAGCGCAATAGACCAGTTGAGAAATGGCACATTCCCTAAGGACTGGACCTACAACATCCTTGAAGACAAGGCCGCGTTCACGGGGCAGAAAACGCCTGAATGGGCGTTCAACGGAGATTGCAACAAAGGCCTGAGCCCTGAGGAGGTCTTTAAAAAGTGGCGTCAAACATCAAAAGTCAAAAACCGCAAGACCGGAGCCCTGCGCACGGTCAAAAAGAATGGCCTCGGTGTCTTAACGGGTCCTGCGGGTGGATATTTGGTCGCTGTTGATATTGACGGGCTAGAGGCTGAGGCGGTTTTTGAAGCGTTTATGGGTCAGGAATATCCGGCCATAGCTGACCCGGGGACCATGTCTTGGCGAGGGAAACCCACAAATCGCCAATTGCTGTACCGGATGCCAGAGGGCCACCGCCAGTTTTTTGAAAAAATGATTCGGGAGCAGCTCGACGAAGACCTGAAAAAAGGCGGAAACTCTGAGGTGTGCATTCGCTACGGCGGTTGTTATTCCGTGTTGCCGGGGTCCTATCACCCGGACACCCAGGGGCAATATTCGTGGCTGTCATACAACGGAGGCAAGGTCGCGGATCTGCCTGATCGCATCTTGTGCTGGTTGATGGACCACCACAGCCAACAGTCGGAAACTTATGTTCCGGCTGCGTTGATGGAGTCCCTGGAACAAGGCTTGGACAAGGCCCCACTGAGTGGGAAAAACGTCAAGCAATTAGCCCGCGATTTCAAGGTTCAGATCCTCGAACCTTTGGTCAGTACAGACAGCCAGGGCAAGCAAACCGGGCCAGATGATCCGAACGCTTTGGTTTGGCAGTTTTACAAGGCTGATGTCTGGAGAGAAGACCGCCAGCCCTTGGCCAGGGAGCACGGAAACCCTGAAAAGCCTTTGGTCGGAGGTTGCCCGTTTCATGACTCGCAATCAGGAACCAGCTTCACCCTTTGGCCTGATCAGCAAGGGGAAGGAAAAGAAAAAGGGCGCGGGTTATTTGGCTGGTTGTGCCACAAGGAACGTGTAGGCGGCGGGGCTATCAAGCTGTTGCACGCCCTCAGAACTGGGGACATTGACGCCGGCTGGCCTAATGCCGCCACCTTGGAGGAATACTGCATAGAAGGCGCAAAACTGCTGGGTAAGACCTACCCGGACGATTTTCAGGCAGCTGTCGCCTTCAAACGGGAGGTCACCTACGACCCCAAGGACAAATCCACGTTGGAGTGGGCCAGGTGGATTGAGAAAACGTTTGAAAATCCAGCAGAGCAATCGATTGAGTTCGCTCGCCTTGCTTCAGATCACCAGCTGCGCTGGGGCACAGAACAGATCTATCAGGCCCTACAGGACGACCACGACTTCAGAACCGCGGCGGGTCCCCAAAACTGCACTCAACGACGTGAAGGCCTAGTAGGTCTGGATTTTGTCATTCCCGATTTATTGCTGACTCCAAGCGTGATCTGCCTGCATGGAGGTTACGGGACAGGTAAATCACAGACCGCTGCAGCAATTGCAAAACACATCCTGCAAGGCCGTCCCTTTAAAGTCAGAGGAGCAAATATGCCGGTACGAAAAGGGACCGTCTTATGGTGCAACGGAGACCAGTCCAGGGAAATCTTTGAGAACCAATTAGAGTCTCACGGTATCAATGAAGACCCTAATTTTTATTCGTGGCCAAAGTTCAGACTCAAGTGGCAGCGCCGTTTTTATCAAAAATTAAACGAGCTTAAGCCTCAGTTAGTCATCATTGACTCACTGTCTGGATGTATGCCTTTGGTGGATAATAATAAGCAGGAGATATCTAAACCTCTAAGAGACTTAGAAGTCGATAATGGTACTGAATTCCCAGCCTGTTCAATTCTTATATTACATCACAATAATCGCAATGGAGGATTTAGAGGGCACTCAAGTATCGGAGACGCTGTTACTGAGACCTGGGCATTAGATAAACCCAGTGAAGATGAATGCAAGGAAGATGTTTATGGTCCAGATACAGAAATGCGCAGAATCATCACTATTGGCAAATCAAGAATTGGCCGTGAAAATGACAAGCTAGTCACACTTCTGCATGACGATGACTCTTTGGATATCGAAGATTTCACGCCCGTAGAAAGAAAAAGAAAGTACAGCGGGAAAACACCCGTCATTGATCTGGTTCACAGCTTTATCCGTACACAGACCACAAGAGGGGAATCAACAACCCGCAAAGAGCTGGAGGTGTCGATCGGACGCAGGGCCACAGCCAGCACCCTTAGAAGCGCTTTAAACCGTCTTAAGACCCGCAGGCTCATCCAATCAGCTCCAGGCCCTGCAGAGGGCCGTAGAGGTGCTCCAGAAAGTCACTGGTTCGCCTGTACTGCAGAAGGCCTCGAACTCCTCGAACGCTTAAACAGTGCGCCTCGCGAGGAGAGGGGGGGATCATCATCTCATCATAATTACAAAAACACAGTCCCTAACAGCGATTTGAATAATGTTGCAGGTGCGCGGCAACAAAACGATGAATCCTGCAAAAGCACTGCAAAACCTGAAAAAGTTAAGCGTGGCAATAATTGCGTTGCAGATGCGTCATTAATGGAAACGCTTTCGGGTCAGGATTCTCAGAATATTAATGTTGCACCTGATACCCATTGCAACGCTTTAAACCCTGCCCAGGACAGCGATTTGAATAAAGTTGCAAATTCAGGAACACATAGGGAGGGGACGGATAGAGCAGAATTTGACCTCAACGAATTGTATCACCAGGCACGTTTTGACGAAAATGGTCTAGGTTGGTTCACAGGCGACGATGCGTTAACGAAATCTTAAATTGCCCAAAAGGCACATCCCTTTTCAGTATTGGGACTAGGCTTTGGGCAACCTGAAACAGTTTGAGTTTCTCTTTTTGTCCACTCAGCGGTCTTCAAAGGTTGATTTACAGGCAGATGCTCCGTTCGAGTTTGCCCTCGAAATAGAGCTTGGTGACTGTCCAAAAAATGCTGAAGAAATTGAGCGCTCCATTGGCGCAACCCTTGGTTTTCACCAAGAGGAAGGCGATGTGGCGGTAAGGCTTTCTGTGGATAGCGGTCAAAAATCAATCTCATTGAGCTTGAACCCAGATGACATCGATGCACTCAAAACATCCGTGGACCTACTGCACAAACGGATCTCAGCTGATAACAGCACTATCAGAGCTGATACTGACCAGTCGGTTGATTGCGCTTGATATTGAAACTACAGGCCTAGACCCCTGGCATGATCAGCTGTTATTGATCCAACTAGGTACAAGAGAAAAAGCGGTCGTAGTTGATGTTCAAAAATGCGGAAATGACCTAGCTCCGTTGCGAGAATTCTTGGCTTCTGACAAATGGGGGAAGCTGGGCCACAATCTTGCATTTGATTGTGGATGGCTTGAGGTTCAGGGATTTCCTGTGCGCGGTCAGTTGGTTGACACGTATTTGGGCAGCAAGGTCTTGACCTCAGGTCTGCCTGAAAAGCAAGGCCTGAACAGTTTGGCGGCCTGTTCCGAAAGATTTCTGGGCAAGCGTCTGTCAGAAAAAAGCCTGCTTCAAAAATCTTTCGTAGGCCACGAAGGCGAATTTTTAGATGAACAGCTTCAATATTCTGCTGACGATGTAGGCCCTACTATTTGGGGAATATATGATTCGATTCGAGCAACATGTGTCTCGCAAAATTTAGAGCACATCTGGCAGCTGGAAAACCGCGCATTACCCGCATTTGTCCAGATGTATGTAAACGGGTTTAAACTAGACGTTAAGTATTATGAAGCGGTCTTAGCCGAAGATCGCGACATTAGAGAAGAGAAAAAACGTGAGGTAATTAAATACTTAAATCACCACGGCGTTCTCGAAGATTACAAATGTCCAATCACTGGTGAGCTTTTAGTCCATCCAGAGTTTTCAGGCCGAGGTAAGAACAAGGTAAAAGGCTTCAATCTTGGTTCGCCGGCTCAGCTTGGTGTCGCTTTAGCTTTGGTGGGCGTGCCACTCAAAAGCAAAGTTGACTCGAAAGGCAAGGTTTCTTACAGCTGCGATAAAAATGTCTTAGCTTTTTACCTCGCTGATTCTGAAATTCTTCGGATTTATAAAGAATACAAAGAAGCAGCAGTCGCGTGTAGTTACACAGAAAAGTTAATAAAGATTGCGAAACATTATCCAAACAATCGTATTCATGCTCGATATAACCAGCTCGTAAGAACTGGAAGAGCTAGTTGTAGTGATCCGAATTTACAACAGCTGAAAAGAGGGCCCAAATACAGAAAGGGTTTTTTAGCTGAAATAAACCGGATACTGTGCGTAGCTGATTATTCTCAGCTTGAGATTCGACTTGTTACAGAGGTATCCGGTGACGCGAATTTGCTGGACATTTATCTGCGCGGCGAAGACGTACACAGAGGGTCGGCAATGTTGATGACCGGCAAAACTGACCCCGAAAGTATTACTAGCGCGGAACGTTCAGCGAGTAAGGCTGTAAATTTCGGGGCGCTTTACGGGTGTGGCGCGAAGACCTTAAGACAGCAGGCAATATCTATGTTCGGTATTTTGTGGACCGTAGAGGAGGCAAAAGAAAAACTTGACGCTTGGAAACAGGCATATCCTGGGGTTGTTGATTGGCAGCGCCGGCAGGGAAACAACGAAGAGCTAGAGGTAAGAACCAAATTTGGGAGGCGCAGAATCCTTATGCCGTGCAAAAAAGGTGAATCCAACTTCACCACAAACTTAAATTCTCCTATTCAGGGCTTAGGCGCAGACTGCCTAAAAGCGGCTTTAGCCCTGCTGTGGGAACAGCATCTTTGCGATGATCCAGAAATAAAATTAGTCGCATGTGTCCATGATGAGATTATTTTGGAAGCACCAAAAGAGCGCGAAGAGCACGTGAAAAACATCCTTAAAGAGTGCATGGAGGACGCTGCGCCATTGGTTGGAATCGTTTCAGTCCCAATCGTTGCCGAACCGTCTGCAGGCCCTGACTGGTCAGCAAAATAATCTTTTATAGGACTAGGTTGAATCAGCTTTAGGTTGTCCATGGCAAGCCCCAGGAAAAAAGTCCCCACTGAGATCAAAACCCTGATGCACCCCTCTAGAAATCCAGAGGGCAACATTGAAGCGGCAAAAGCCAGAGCCATCCACTGTTTAAACCAACGCCAGAAGAATCCTCGACTTACTGCTTTGGAGCAGGCCTTTTATAAACGGTATAGAGCCGAGCAAATCACCGGTATAACCAATACAGGTTCAGGTCGCTACGTTGTATCGGGACGAGCTTCTGAGGCGTCTTAACGAACTGGCAGAGCAGATGCCTCAGGGGCTGCTGCACAGGCTCGTTATTGATGCTGAAGAGTTCATAGCTTGGCACAAATTAAAAAAGCTCTCCCGCGCTAAATGGCGTGGAAAATCACCAAAAGGTTACGGACGTTTCCATGATTGACCGCCGCATTCGTGAACTCTGCCTGACGGAGGAGATGATCAAGCCTTTTGTGGATGGGTGCGTTCAACCCTGTTCATACGACGTACACCTAGGACCAAAAGCCAGGATTGAAACCGAAAACGGCTGGTTAGACATAGACCTGTCCGTTTATAACAAGGTCAACCCTCTGTATTTGGAACCTGGCACTTTTATGCTCGGTGAGACGGTTGAATATGTCCGGCTACCTGACAATGTTGAGGCGCATTTACATTTGGTCAGTTCCCGTGCCCGGGAAGGCCTAAATCACTCTCTTGCAGGACTAATAGACGCAGGCTGGAAAGGTGTTCTGACACTTGAGATTAAAAATATACTCAAATACGGCAAAATTGGTATCTATCCAGATCTAAGGATTGCTCAGCTAACGTTTTTTGAGTACGCCGAAAAAGCAGAACAGCCATACGTTGGCCGTTATTTTGGGGATACAACTGTTAGCGCCGCAAAAGATGACTAGGACCTACTACGAGCGTGAAGGTCACAAGATCTACGAGGTAGGTTTTCCCGTCGGAGATAGCGCCGCTTTCTTCGTAATTATTGAAGGAGAGCGGCACTATTTCAAAACAATTACTCAAGCTGAGCTGTATCTGGGCCGTCGGAATTCGCTTTCTTAATTGAGATTGATCCATCTGTCTTGAATTCCCATTCAAGAACCGTTCCGTCTTCCCAATCCATAGCCTTAATTAACTCTTCAGGAAATGTGACTTCGCCCTCCGAACTAACAGGAACTGTCCAAGTTTTTTGTGCCATTTATGGAAAGATACTCTCAGGAATCTATAGAAGATTTACAACGCCAAATTAAAAATTGTATTAGATTGGCGGAACAGCCTAATTTAAGCGCGGCTGCCAGAGCCGCGTTGAAGTTGCAGATAGACCGCACGCAACATCAAATCCAGGGTGACCTTAAAAAAGAGTCTTAAACGCACAGTTTGAGCTAATTTCTGTTGCCTTTGTGAAGTTCAACCTTTTTAGGTTGAAGGCTGTTCTGGAATCGATAACTTAAAAAAATTCAGGTCATAGGCCAGATGCCACAGATCAACACGTTTAACGACGCAGGCGCACCCGCCGCAAATCCAGTGTTTTACCGGACCTATAGCCGGATGACTGAGACAGGTCGCGAGACGTACGAGCAGGTCACAGACCGGACGATTAAGGGCATCTCAGAGCTGGGACGTTTTACCGATACGGAGAGCGCTCTTGTCCGTCGGATGCAAGAGACCATGCAGGTCTTGCCGTCTGGGCGCTGGCTTTGGACAGGGGGAACCCCGTGGATCGATCAGCCCCGTAATTTTTCCGGCTCCTACAACTGCACGTCCACGCGGGTTGACAGCTGGGAGGCGTTGGCCTTGATGATGGATCTGGCGATGATGGGATCCGGCACAGGGGCCGTCTTGGAAGAGCGGATGATCTCCAAGCTGCCCGTAATTCGTAATCGCATCGAGCTGAGAGACGTGGTGGGCGTTGGTGGAACGTCTCCAGAAAATCGACGTGATCTGACGTACGTCGAGATAGTGGGCAACACCGTCACCATTCAGGTGGGCGACTCACGACGGGGCTGGGTCGAGTCCTACGAAGCGCTTCTAGACCTGGCTACCAACACTGAATTTGATCACACACGGCCTGTCTGCCTGCACGTCGATTGCAGCCGTGTAAGACCCGCAGGAGAACCACTCAAAGGCTTTGGAGGCACCAGCAACCCGGCCAAACTTCCCGACCTCTACCCGAAGATGGTCGAGATCCTGAACAACGCTTACGGACGCCAGCTGACCTCTGTTGAGTGCTGCTTGCTAATTGATGAGGCCGCCGTTGTGGTCGTAGCGGGAAACATCCGCCGGTCTGCAGGAATGCGCCAGTTCGGGTCTAATGACACTGAAGCGGCAACAGCAAAGGACGGCCTTTGGAGTCAGGGCGAGGACGGGAGCTGGCGAATTGACCCACGTCGCGATGCGCTACGCATGGCCAACCACACCCGAGTCTTTCACGATCGACCTGATCTATCGACTGTGAAAGAGGCTGTAACGCGTCAGTTTTACAGCGGAGAAGGTGCGATTCAGTACGCCCCCGAAGCCATCGCTCGGTCCAATGTGGATCTGCTTAGTGACGAAACAAAACGGGCAAACTTTTTGTGCGCTTACACCCGTTTTGGTCGTGAAGACGCTGGTAGATACCTGACCAAATTGGCGCAAGAATCCGGCGTCACCATGTCGCCAGAAGAACTCGAACACCGGCTCGACCGCTACGGCCTTAACCCGTGCGGCGAAATTCTTGGTACAGACTTTCACTGCAACCTGAGCGAGATTCACCTAAATAAAATTGATCCAAAAGACTTCCAGGCTCAGGATGAAGCGTTCCGGGCTGGGGCGCTGATAGCCGGAGCACTGCTTCACCACGAATTCACGACGCCGCGATACCAGCAGAGCCGTGAATGGGATCCGATTGTCGGTGTCAGCTTCACTGGCTTTTTTGATTTCTGTGTCCATGCCTTTGGGGTGGACTGGCTGCGTTGGTGGGAAGCAGGTCGCCCAGATGGTGACCAGGGCCGGCAGTACAAGAAACTAGAGGCGGATTATTTGACCCGCTGGCGCAAAGTCGTTGCGGTCACCCTGCGGGAATACTGCGAGCGCAACGGCATTAAATGTCCGAACCGGTTTACCACCGTTCAGCCTGCAGGCACTAAGTCTTTGCTCACTGGCGCTAGCAGTGGCTGGCATCCTCCCAAGGCGGCCAGGTTTATTCGCCGCATCACCTTCCGCAAAAACGACCCAGTCGCCCTGGCCTGCAAAGACTTTGGCTACAACATTATTCCTGCTCAGAGCGACAAAGACGACCAGGGTCGCCTTTTAGATGACCCGTTTGATCCTCGCTGCACTGAATGGCTAGTAGAAATACCTAGTGCGGTTAGTTGGTCGAGCCTAGAGGGCTGCGATGAGATTGATATCTCAAAATTCAGCGCAGGGGCTCAATTCGATTTTTATATGCAGGTGCAGCGTTTTTATACGACGCATAACACCAGCGCAACGATTGAATTTAGGGAGAACGAAATCGAGCCTCTGTCGCAGCAAATCTGGGAATCTATCCAGATGGATCGTGGTTACATTTCAGCTGCCTTGCTGGCCCGTTTTGACTCATTAGAGACGTTTCCACGGCTTCCCTTTGAACCTGTCAATCAGGTCGAGTTCGACAATTTAGTCGCGGAAGTCCACCAGCGCCGACGTAACGATGATTTTAATTCAGCCTTACGCAAATACGACGGGGGGAATTTGATTGAGGCCGGGCCTGCACCGTGTGATTCAGACTTCTGCCTGAGTTCTTCTGCAGACGCAGAAGCCAAACCAAAACCCTTTTCTAAGGAATCAATGTTTGCCCCTATTACTTAAATAGATGCTCAGCCTTGAAGAGTCGTTAGACGCTATTTATAAAGGCCAAGCAAATGTCGCTAAACTTGCTAAATCCCTGAACATCACAACTGCAGAGTTGAAAGATAAGTTCAGGGACTATGCAAAAGCCCGGCCCATAGACAGTGAGGCTTGGCACCAAGATATTGAAATTTGCTGGCCTTTTCACACCTAATATGGACAGTCAAGAACTTGAAAACTGGCGCAAGATTCGCATAGCTCTTGAAGCTAGCGGAAAGACTGATTCACATTTTTACCGCCGCAGCGTGGCGATTCTGAGCGGGGGTGGGGACTATATGGCACACCCACCTTTGGAGCAGCCAGACGCCGAGTAGGCATTTCTGAGGGAATTCTGTAAAAGCAGCATTCAACCTGGACCTAATTAAGTTGGCTCGGCAGACTGCTTGCAGCTTCTAGAACGATGTGAGCTTGATAAATGCGGCTCAGACCTGCGCAAGGGTCGGAATTTCACCAAACACCCTCAGGCGGTGGCGTCAAAATGGGCGCTTGGTCAGAGGTGTCCACTGGGTTCAATTTGGACCGCAGACGATCCGGTACGACGCAACCTGGATCGAAAAATTCTGTCAGTCGGGTGGTCGGGGCTCCCACAAACTGGAGGTGCTCCGAGAATTGCAGAAAGTTCGCTAGTCATAGATCCAGGTTGCCGCGCAAAATGCGCCCCTGATATCGCTCCTTCATCGTTTGCGGAGTGTCACCGATCCAAGCCGCGATGTCGTGATCGGCGTGACCCTCGTAAAACATCAATGACACATACGTGTGCCGCATCTGGTACGGGGACCGATAACGAACCCCAGCAAGCTCAAGCCCTTGCTTCCAATAGCGAGCAAAGTTGTGCCAGTCAAAAGGAAGAAACGGATCGTTGTTCCCGGTCAACAGTGCAAAATTTGGGGTAGCGGTTGCGCGTGCATCTGCATCCAAGGAGGGTTTGATCATGTGGTGCGTGAGCCGACCGGTTCGCCCCCGCTCCTTAAACCTGTGGAGTTCAGCAACCCTGGAGTTCCCAGTACCACTACCGCCGCTTGGTGAGTGCTCGCTACGAATCAAGCGTGTGGTGGTTGGATCGGTGCGGTAGGCCTCCCGGGTAGACCGTGAACGCGGCCCCTGAAAAACCAACATGTCGCGAAACTCTGGCAAGTTCGTGACGCCTAGGCGAGTAGGTAACCGCGCCTCAATTGCAGCTTTAAAAAGGTCTTCATATCCAGGTATATAGCGGTTCAATTTTGGACGACGTTCGTTCCGGTTCTTTGTGTTCTTGAACCGCATGGTTTTCATTAGATGTCGGGCGTTGTATTTACAAACGGCCCTCGAAATCATCACCGGCCCACCGTGCAACTGGCGCTCTGCAGGGTCCACCAGAAATTCACGGCTGCGCATTGAGTAGCCCTTCCACAGACCAAGAACGTTTGACCAAGGCAAAGCCAAGATTTCATTAGGTCGCGCTCCTGTGGACAGACACAGTGCGACTAAAGGCCAATAAGGTCGTAGGGCAGGTGTCTTGCGGAATACGGTCAGAATTGCTCGGCACTCGTCGTGATCAAACGGATCTGGCCCCTTGTCCGGGTCATCCATTCGATTTCGGGCAATCACCGCATCTAAATCACGGCGCACCGTGTTGAAGGGGTTGCTCGGCAAATTCATCTTGTCAGTGACGACAATCCCGTAATCAGGACCGCGTCTGCATCCCGTTTGTTCCGGCCTGTCGCAGGCGGTGTTCAGCCCCTTTGATAAGAGCGTGCAGGCCTGCCGGAACGTGTGCATTGATTTCCCCTCGGCCTGCCACTGGCGCAGCATTTCACTGACATGGGAAACGCTTAAATCAGAAGCATCCAGGTGAGCAAAAGCCTCGTATCTGTCTCGTTTCAGAGTTAAAACTTCGCGAGCATTACTAGCGAACTGCTGCTTTTGCCCCTCTGATCCGAGAGGTGATTTCAGATACCACCGGAGCATGTCACCAAGCGAACCGTGAGGGAACGCTCGGGCCGCTGCACTGACGCCCTGAGACACAACCTTCTGCCGTAGCTCCTTGGGCCAGTTGCCGGCCTCCATGGTCTCTTTCCAGCCCTCGAAGAACATCCATATTTCGGGGTGCTCGCGCAGATGACTGACCGCCTCGTCAGTTGAGTAGCAATTGGAGGGGCATTTAAGGCCGAGGCTTTTGGAGATGATGTTTTTATCTCGGCTGTAATCCCTTGCCCTTATCCGGTAATGCCGGGTGTTCTTTTCGATCTCTAGAGCGATGGACCGGGGTCGCCCATTCCTGGGCTGTAATTCGTACTTAAGGATTGTTCCTGCAGCCGGAGCCATCGATTCATTCCAGGGTTGTGTTGGATCAACCTTGCCCTCAACATACCGATCCAAATCCACTGGTAGAGACCCCTTGCATAACTGGTAGAAGAGGCCAAAATTCGGTGGTAGAAGGGTGAATTTGGTAGGAGTTGGTAGAAAAAGTTTCTACCAGCAAATCCCAAAAACCCTGTGACTGCAATGGTTTTCAGCTTCCGTGAAACTGTATGCCATGCAGGTAGAAAGGCAGTCGTGGACTGGGCTGACAAAGCCGTTCTACCAGTTCTACCAGCAGCTGTCTACCAGTGGCTCTGTCGTTCCGTAACGAAAGCGGCGCTCAGGGAACGGGCGTATCACTGCCCTAAAGCGCTCCTGTATATTGGTCAGGTGCTTAAACGCACAGCCAAAGGGGAATTAGCTCAGCTGGTAGAGCGCGTCCATGGCATGGATGAGGTCAGCGGTTCGAGCCCGCTATTCTCCACTTGCAAAGCCCGTTTGTAACAGGGCAAACATTGGTATAAACGGCTACGCTGGGGATACGTTGAGCCTAGTGAGGCTGCACTGAATCCACCCAAGCAACGGGGGGTGGCTGCATGGAGCAAGCCATGAACGTGTTAGAGATCGTCCGTAACAAGACGCAAAAGAAGCAGGCTTTAAAAGCCGCTCAAAAAGTAGCCGTGAAAGCACAGCCCAAGATGCTGATGTATCGGGGGGTTGAATACCCCTCTGCAGGGCCGGGCCCATGGGCGTTCTGCCCAAACCAGCCGATCCAATAGACGGTTACATAGAGGGGCAGATGTGCTCCTCAAATGTTTGTAAATGACGGCGTTCAAGGTGGGTGGGGTGATGACCACCTGTCCATTCCGACTTACCTCTCAAATCCAGGCCTTGATCCACAAGTATCGGGGTCTGGATCTTTATATGGTGAAGTTTTAAAAGACGCGCCTATAAATAACGTAAAAGACAAATCTGTGGCTGAACCTGAACACTACAAAAAAGGTGTGCAGCCTTACGATGTTGCAAAATCCATGTATGGTCCCGAGGGTTTATTTATATTTGTCATGACGAACTCGATAAAGTATATACAACGCTATCCCTTCAAATACAAAGGATCTCCTGAAAAACAGTTAGATGATTTGATCAAGGCAAAGAGAAGCCTAGAGACAGCAATCGAACTGCATAAGGAGATTCACGGGGACAAAAATATTAGGCATGGGTGACAACTCCATCAAATATCTCAGATTCCGCTATACAGGGAGCCTGGAAGATTTAAACGCTATTAGAGATAGCGTAGAGGAAATTTTACGGAAACAAGGTTGGACAAGGGGGTTCAGTGAGTTGGCCCCCTTGGACTCAAACCCTAAGATTTACGGGTGGGCAACAGGTTGGAAACGGCACGAAGAGCTGCCCAAAAATTAGTCATCCATTGAAATAATCGCCACAATAATGTAACTTATAAAGCACAAAAGGCAAAAGATCATAAAAGAGATATCCCATGGGAACTCATTCATCGCTTGCCTTGTCCTCGATAAATTTTCCGTCGTGGTGAACGTTTTGTTCGGCCAGCGTCAGAACCTTTGCGACGACCGTTTCCGATACAAGTCTTTTTGGGCGTGCCCGTAATAAAATTGTCTTTGTTAAGCATTAGTCAAACCATGTACTTACGACAGATGTAGTATTTATCGACGCGATCTTGGTAGCCCGTCCATCCACCATTGATGCGATAACAACAAGCGTCGAAACCTTCCTCAAGGCATACTTTCAAAAGGTTGTTGCGTTTAATCCAGTTAATTGCGATCGAGAAAGGATATTTATCGGCTACATAATCGCACCCAATTTCTAAAATTTTAGGATCGTCAATTCCTTCGTCATCGCGCATCCACTCGTAGAACTTCGTAAAGTGGTAACGACCTGTAACCATCAGTGGACCCGTCCCCTTGAACTTTGGCCCGTCTCCGGGTTCAGTATTCCCCAGATCTACCCTGTTGCAGTAAGCCTCTCCTGAGGCTATTTCTTTCATCCATTTCATATTCCCGCTTTCGTGGAGCAAATTACCCATCAACATGCGAGAGGCTTCGAGTGAATCTGAAAATCCAGTTTCCTCGAACAGATAGGCGCAGTCGTGACAGAACTCAACTGAAAACTTTTTGGCGCTGTAACCGGTCAGCTGTTCAAACAAAAACGGCGTGAACTTCATGCCGGTTGCCGCTGATTTTTTGTTGCGGTATAGCCTGACCCATGAGGCATAATCAGCCAACATATCTGGGTCTTGTGCCTCGATCTCTTCCTGTAGAAGATTGATCGCGGCTACGTGGTTCTGGTTTGCAGGATCGTAATAACGGAAAAAATCCTGCAATTTACCAGCTTCAAACCTTTCCATTTTTCTTAAAAAATTTATAACTGGAGCGAAGCGCACCACCCAGCAGTGCTTGCGCCTCGGAACCATCAGGAGGATCTTCCAAAATTTCCACTGTTGGCCGCTCATCGGGCTGCTCTTTGTGCCAATCCTCAACAGCACGGTCCAGCCGCTTTGGCAGCACCGTATAAAACTTTTTCGCGTTAATAATTCGCGCCAGAGTTTGAAGAGTGGATCGGGTACTAGCCCCCCAAATCATTCGCCCGTCAGGCGGCCAACCTACTTTCCCTTACGTGTGGCAAGCAGCGCATCCATTCCAGCAATCAATAGCTGAATGACACTATTGCTTTTAATCTTCTTATTCGGGATCAATGACAGGATCTCACTGGCTGCTGCCAGTACAACCCAAAAAATAGGTGATTCGATAAGTCCCATTACAATTTATTAGCCCAGGGCGTCCCTATCGTAACCCAACAAAATACGATCTAATTTGTTATCAACCCGTTCCATTCGGTCTTCCAACCTTTCCATCATGGATTGCAGATCAGATTTGTCCATATAGTCCTTAGCAAGCTTCAATTCAATCGCATCGACTCGATGATCTACCCTTTCTATGTGTGTCGAGTAACGAATTTCCATATCTCCGAACTTACGTCCAAGCGTCAGAAAACCAGCAGCAGCCCCACCCACTACAGATATAACAATACTCAGGGGTAGCACTGGTTCCAATTCATTTAAACCACTAACTTAATAATAGCTTTGAGTAGAATACGAAAAGGGAAAAGCGGTAAACTTTATGGTCGATCCGGCAACGTTTGACATAACAATACACCAGGGTGCAACGTTTTCTTTGGACTTACAGTACAAGGATTCTACGGGTAATGGTGTGAACATGTCTGGTTACAGTGTTACATCTAAAATTGTCGATCAAGGTGGAACAGACATCGCAACCTTTGTGACTTCGTTTGTCGATCAGGCTGTTGGTAAATTTAGGTTGAAGCTTACCGCAAGCACAACCCAGTCCATAACACAAAGCGGGCTGTATGACGTGTTAATTACTGAACCAGGGGGAGATAAATTTTATTTACTCCAGGGAAGAACACTTCTTGATACTGGAATTTCAGGGATGCCATGACAAGTAAAGTTCAAATACTTAGACCAGTTTCGCAACTGATCAATATCACCGAAAACTTTCAGAATAAACTGGAAGTTACAAAAGCACCGAAAGCAAATGTTACTATTTCTCAGACAGAATCTAATAAAATAGAAGTAACAGTCGGCTCTGCAAGTACCGTCGCAGTAAGCAATATAAATGCTTCTGTGGTGACACAAACACAAGGGGCGGCAAGTGTAGTCACTTTGACTGCAGCAGGTCCTCAGGGGCCATCATTTGCAGGGGCAACTTTTTTCAACAACACTGCAATTGGCAACCTAAGTAATGGGAATGCAGGTGCAGTTTTGGAATGGGATGGTTCCCTATTTCAACCCACTCAATTACTCGAAAACGACCTGACTCTTAACGGGGGGAACTTTTAAAAATGGCGGTAACTCTTCAAATTAAACGCCGGTCAGCATCCGGCTCCGCAGGGGCACCCTCGGCGCTTAAGTCAGGCGAATTGGCTTACAACGAGGTTTCCTCAGATAATAATCTCTATTACGGATATGGTGACGATGGCAGCGGTAACGCCACGTCATTGATTGCAGTTGCAGGTTCGGGTTCTTACGCCACCCTCAGCTCAACACAAATTATTGACGGAGATAAGACCTTTAGTGGCACCGTCAACTTTGCATCCTCAACGTTGCAGGGCATCACCACTCAGGTGATTAGTGAAGTATCAAACCTCTATTACACAGATGCCAGGGCCAGAGCTGCTGTTAGCTCAACCAGCGCGACGGGTATTGCCTACAACTCAACGTCTGGTGTGTTCAGCCTGGCGTCAGTCCCAAACACATCGCTCACTAACAGCTCGTTCACAATTAATGGGGGAACGGTCAACCTGGGTGGGGCGATTACTGTTCAAGGCACCACCAATGAGGTGGATGTTGCAACGACCGGAACCACCGTCACGGTCGGACTGCCAAATGATGTCACGATCGCGAATGACCTGACCGTCAGCGGTGATCTGACAGTAAATGGAACGTTGACAACAATTGCTACATCGGAAATACGTGTTCAGGATAAAAATATCCTGCTCGGCGATACCTCCACACCGACTAACACCACAGCAGACGGTGGCGGAATTTCACTAGCTGGAACCACGACAAAGACCATTCAGTGGCTAGATGCAACCGGGTCTTGGACCTTTAACCAGCCGATCAATATCGTCAACAGCGGCACAGTCCAGATCGGTGGAACGCAGGTCTTGAGTGCTTCCAGAGTTATGTCAAATGTAGCGATTACCGGAGCAAACAACACCATCAATAATGTGACCCTCGACTGTGGGACTTTTTGAGTATGGCTAATACAGTCCTGCATAAAAGATCGGCCACCGCCTCGGCGAGCCCGGCAGTTTCGGACATCAGCCTGGGAGAAATTGCAGTCAATACTTATGACGGCAAATTGTTCGTCAAGAAATCAGTCAGCGGCACTGAATCAATTATTGAGATCGGTGCAAGTGGTGGTGGTGCAGGCGGTCCCATCATGCAGGCCGCACAAACAATTAGCTCCGACGTTATTCTGAACGCAGGCCATAACGGTCTGTCTCTTTACAGCGTTGCAGTTGACAGCGGGGTGACCGTTGAAGTCCCGGCAACATCTACTTGGACAGTGGGGAAATTCTAAATGGCATATGGATCAGTCAAAGTTGACACCCTGATCTATGACAACTCTGGATCAGATGTGAGCCTGTCGGTCTCAGGCATTCCAAGCGCATCGGCAATCAATGCGAAAGCAGCGGTGGCATCCCCCACATTCACAGGGACAGTCACGATCCCCAGTGGCGCGAATATTGCTGGATACGCAACGACTGCAAGCTTAAGTAGCTACGCCACAACCGCAAGTCCAGCATTCACAAGCGA